GCATTGGACTGTGCGTCGACCACGGCTTCTCCGTAATGGATATTCGCATTCTGGTCGAATGGGATATACGGTGTCCCGACGGCGTAGGAGAACGTGCGGTTGTTGATCTCAGCCATTGTGGCACTGTAGGCATCTGTTGCCGCCTTGACCCATCCCTCGTACAAAGTCCCGCCTGGAGACATGAGTTTCAGGACATATGCATCGAGCAAGTCGACTCTGCCGTCGGGCAGGGCTGAGCCGTTCACATATGGGGCAACATCGTACTGAGCGTCGTACTGCCCGGTCATATCCATGTAACGGGCTTTATCGACTCCGGAATTTGCCCAGGCTCCCTTTGTTTGTATGCCGGAGATGGCCAGGTCGTATGCCGACTGAGCGGCGTTTTTGTCCGCCTGTTTCTGTGTTTCGAATGCCACGAGAGCCGCGGCCCGGTTGATAGTGTCGGCTTGCGTCTGGGCAACTGCGGCCTTGGCTATCTGGTCCGCTTCGAGATACTGCCGGAGCAGTTCCGATACCCCGCTGTTTTCTCCCAAAATCCCCCGCAGGTACACCAGCTGGTCGATGTTCCCCTCGCCGATGGCCGTCTGGATCTGGGTGAGCTTCTCCAGCTGCTGCTGGGCCACGTCGATCTGGATCTCTGTCGCCGAGGGAAGACCGCCCAGCTCGGCCAGGGTCTGGGTAACGTTGGCGAAGTCGGCCGCATAGGCTGGGCCGCTAGCGTTGTAGGAGCGGCTGGCCTGGAGAAACTGTTGCGATAGCTGGGAGACCTTCTGGAGAGCGGTCACGTCGCCCAATCTGGCCCGGCCGGCTGCGGCCCGGAACGCGGAGCCTGATTGTTCGTATTTCGCCTGTGGCGACAGTGTGGAGAGGTCGCCGCCCAGCAGGTTCTTCAGCGTCTCCATGATCTGTATTTGCGCCGAGACGGATTCGGAAAGCTTCTGCTTGATCTTGTCGGCCGCCGCGGTCATCTCGTTGCCGGCATCGCGGAGGGTGTCGGCGGTATCCCGGACGGCCTTCTGGTACTCCAGCTCCTGGACCGTTTTCAGCCGGGTGATATCGAGACCTTTGTCTAGGTAATCCTGGATCTCCTGCTGCTGTTTCCAGACGAGGTCCAGGAGAGCGGCAGCCGCGTCTTTACCCTGGGTGGCAAGGGTGCGGAGAGTGAGGTCCTGAACCGATTCCTGCTGGTACTTGGCCAGTTTCTCCATCTGGTCTTGGACCTTGCCGAACGCTTCGGAAACGTCCATCAGGGCGGCAAAGGTGGCCTGGCCGCGGGACGTGGCCAGATCGAGGGTATTGACCAGGCTGCGGAATTGTTCCCCGTTAGCTGGCACCGACCGGCCCATCTCGCCGAACGCGACGTTGATCTGGCGCTGGGCCTGGGCAGCTTCCAGGCGGGCCTGTTCCTCTTCGGTGTACATGGCCTTGAAATAGGCATCAACCTTCTCGCCCATCTTGTCGAGACCACCGAAAAGGTCCTGGAGGTGGTAGGCGGCGTTGGCACCCTTCAGAGATGAGTCAATAAGGGTGGCGCCGATCAGCTCCAGGTTTTCGTTCACTCCCTGGAGGGAGGTGGAGAGGCGGACCGCTGCGTCGAAGGCGGACTCGCCGTAGAAAGCGAACTGCTTGAGCCCTTCCACGCTCTGGCCGATGGTGTCGGCGGCTTTTGTGAACCAATCTTTCAGGTCCTTCTCGATATCCTCTGGAGTCCTTCCAGACGTTTGGATATTGGTCGGTGCCAGGTTGACCGATGCCAGGTTAGCGCGGGTGCCCATGACCGTGGCGGAGCGGAGCACGGTCTGGGTAATGCTATTCAGGTAGCTGTCCAAGGTGTCCCGGACCAAGGGGTCAAGCGCAGCAAAGTCGGTTCTGTGTTTGTCACTACTGAACCAGCCACCGTCTTTCTGCTGTTCCGCGTATGCCCGTGCCAGCAAGTTCCCGCCAGAGAGTCCCAGGTTGAGGCCGGACGACTTGGTGTACCAGCTATTACCGAAGCCGAACAGAGTACCGAAGCCGGCGGCGGTGAACACGGTGTTGATGGCGGTTGTGAAAAGCTCCACCGGGTTGCCGGTAAAGTCGAAAAGCCTCGACTTGTTGATGTTGAACACGGCCTGGTTCTGCTTGGAGAAATTAGTGGACGGCTCATAGTCCGCCGGAGCAGTGAGTCCGCCAGCCATCAGCTTGCCCTGACTACCGTCCCCAAACAGATCGCCAATAGACGTAAGCCCATCCGCCACTTTACCCAGCGCCAACGAAGCATTGTCGGCAGCGGCTGCCAGACTATTAAGCGAAGCATCTGTCTGGCTGTCGTGGATGGAAGTAGTTGGTGCCCCTACGCTGCCGCCGATTGAGCTGCTGCCGGCACCGCCGCCTGAGAATCCGGCCGTTATGCCACCAACTGATGTGTCTCCGCCCCCGAACGAGGTAGACGCGATCTTTGCAATCTGGATGGCACCCATGGCACCGGCTGCCGCAGCCCTCGCCCATGCGGTGTACGGATCTCCTCCTGACATCTGATTCATGATGGCAGCGGCAGTGCTTACGATGGCAGCGGCAAGATTCATTGCTTTCGCCGCCTCGAATCCATCCCGGCTACTCTGGTCGATAGTGGAGGCCAATCCGTCAAACAGTCCGCCAACAAGGCCAGCGTACTCCGCAGCAACGCCCATCCTGGACCGTGTGGCTTCATAGTCTATGTCAGTGATGTCGTTGATGTACTTCACCTTCTTCAGGGCTAGGTTCTCCTCAATAGCGGCCCTTAGTTTGGCGTCCTTCTCCGCGTTTTTAAGCGCCTTCTCCTGGAGCGTCCGCTCCGTGTCATAGCGCTCCTTTATAAAAGCCTTTTCCCTTTCAAAGGGGTCCTTGATGGCCGCCCCTATTTCGAGCTTGCGGTTGTCCTGAAGGGTTTGATCCAGCCCCGACGACGACGCGAAGTCGGCTTTCAGCTTCGCTATGGCGTTGGCCACCTCTACTGCCCTGCTCGGGAAGGCAGCCAGTAGGCGCTCAAATCCGGCAACCTGCCCGTTGAGTTTATCAATGCCCGCACTTGGCTGGAGGGAATCAACGAATTTGAGTTCCTCCTCCCACCTCAGCAACTGACCACCCAGCTCATTGTGCTGGGGCTCCTGTTGAGCCTTTTCGTCCAGGTAGTGTTTGAACTCAGCAGCCGTGGCCTTGATCGCCTCGGCCATGTTGTAGGACAAGGTGATGTTCTGCTTGATAGCCTCCCCAGCCGCCCGGAGACTCTTTTCATATTGCGGGGTAACCTCGATGGCCTTGGCTACGGCAGCATCGATGTCCAACAACTTCCGCTCGTGTTCGGTGAGGAAGGGATTGGCTGCCCGGATCTGGGCATTAAACTGCTGCAGCGTAGTGGTGTACTGCCGATACTGCTGGTCCGCCTCTTTGGCCGCGGCCGCAGCGGCCTTCTCCATCTCCGACTTACCAGCGGCTTCCCGTTCAGTCCGTGCCCGCTCGGCGTTTCTCACCTCCTCGCTGTACCGCTGATCCGCCTTCAACCGGGCCATCTGCGGGTCATAATCCTTCTGTGCTCCGGGAACGTAATACTGGCCGACTTTCCCCTTCAGCAGTGGGTCGTTGACGGCGTCGAACAGGAAGTTGCTGAATCCCCCGGATGGTTGAGTCCGCCAAGTCTTGAGCAGTTCCGTAATGGCGTCGGCATATTCGGCAATCTTGGGCAGAAGTTTACTCCCGATCGCAGCGGAGGTTTCGAATATCTCGTTTTTGAAACGGTTCATGGATGCCTGGGCCTGAGTAGATGCCTCTAATGCGGCTTTGCCGTAGGTCTTGTGGAGTTCCTCGGCGAGCTTAGGCAGAACGTCCGAGCTCATGAGTTTTCCATCCTGCATCTGTTTCAAAAGCTCGGCCGTGGTAAGCCCCATGGCGTCAGCAGTGAGCTTCACCGCACCGGGGAGGCGTTCACCCAATTGTCCAGAGAGCTCCTCGGCACTGATCTTTCCTTTGCTCATCATCTGGGAGAGAGCCAGGAAAATACCGTTGGAATCTTCGGTAGTAAGCTTGAGGGCTGTGACTGCCTCGGAGACGCCGACAAAGACCCTGCGAGCCGCCTCTCCCTCAATAGGGGTATTGCGGGCGGAGGCCATGAACTTGGCGTAGGAACCAGCCGAAGCCGAGAACACGAGACCGAGACGTTCCGCCTCCTGACGAAGGAACGCCAGTTCCTCACCGGCCAGGGTAGCCGAGCCGGTGACCGCCTTGTACTGGGCGTTAATCCGCTCCATAGCTAGAGCCGACTGGGTCAAAAGAACCACTGGTGCGGAGATCATGGCAGCGGCCATGCCGAGGTTCATGATCTGCATCTGAACGCTCATCAACCCCTGCTCGAACTCGGTCATGCCGCCGTGGGCGTGTTTGTAATTGTCGGCCACAGTGTTCATGTGGCGGGTGTGCTCGGCTGCCATCCTCCCTGTGGCAGTAGTGACGGCGCCGGCGGACTGAGCCATCCGGCCGGCAGATGCCTCCATTTCCCTGGCAGCCCGCTGAGTAGCGGTTTCCATCTTGCGGTGGGAGTCGGCCATCCGCTCGGTGGCGGTCTTGGTGGTGCGGGATGTGCGATCTACGGCAGCGTCTACCCGCTCCAACCCACTGACAACCGCCTTGTCGCCGTCGATCTCCATCTCCAGTCTTAGTTTTGCCAAGCCGCCTTTTGCCATTGTCTCTATCTCCAGTCTATGGTTCCAACTTTCTCGGTGACCTCAATCAAGGTGACTGATGCCAAGGGCCACCATCTCTTTCCTGGCGGTTTCGACTGCTGCGGGGATATTGAGCTGCCGGAAAGAGTGAAGTAGTCCTTCATGCTGAAGGCCGGTCTGGCACGATTCAAGGTTGAACGACGGAATCTTGAAGGCGCGGCAAGGTCCGGAAATAATGGATTTGCCTCGTGTTTCGGGATGCTTCTCTATCAAC